ATTGAAAAGAAGGCTTCGGAGTTGGGTATTAAAAATATATTAAGCAATACTCCTAATTCTTATGATCGTACGGTGGCAATAGAAGAGAATTTAAAACAAATAGAATCTAAAATCTCTCAAATAAAATAGAAATGAAAGAACAAATAAATAACTTGTTAAAGACTATCGGATTAAAAGCGGTAGCACTAGAGCAAATTACAACGGGCGAAGGAGAAGCTACTTTAGAAGCGGATAAATTCGAGGCAGGAGAAAACGTATTTATCGTTAACGAAGAAGATCGTATTCCAGTACCCGTAGGAGAATACAAACTAGATAACGGCTTTATGCTTATCGTAGAAGAAGAAGGTGTTATAGCTAGTTACGAGGAAATGAAAGAAGAAGTAGAAGAAGAGCCAATGGAAGAGGAAACTACGGAAGAAGTAGCAACTAACGACACTCCAAACGAGCAACCACTTCCAAAAACTATCATTGAATCAGTAACTAAAGAAACTAAGTTTTCTGCCGATGAATCACTAATTGAAGCACTACGCCAAGAAATTACTAACCTAAAAGCAGAAGTAGCAGAACTTAAAGCAGAACCAAGCGAAGAGGAAAGCGAAAAAGTAGAAGAGGTTAACGAAGAAGTAGAACTTTCTAAGCCTATCACTCATAACCCTGAGAATGAGAAAGAGGTAGAGATGTTCAAGTATTCAACTAAAAAGAGCGGTTCTTCTACAATAGATAGAGTATTCGCTAAACTAAGTAAATAACATTTAATAAATAAAAAAATGGCAACAACAACTAACATTACTACTACTTACGCAGGAGAATTTGCGGGTAAGTATGTAGCAGCAGCACTTTTGAGTGCATCAACTATCGAGAATAGTTTAATTACGGTTAAACCGAACGTAAAGTACAAAGAGGTACTTAAGAAAGTATCTACGGATGCTATCCTAAAAGATGCTTCATGTGATTTTACTTCTACAAGTACACTTACACTAACTGAGCGTATTCTACAACCTCTTGAGTTCCAAGTGAACCTTGAACTTTGTAAATCAGATTTCCGTTCAGATTGGGAAGCGGTGCAAATGGGATATTCTGCACATGATAACCTACCTAAAAACTTCTCTGATTTCCTTATCGCTCACGTAGCGTCTAAAGTGGCTCAAAAAATCGAGCAAAACATTTGGGCAGGAGATGACACTAACACAGGAGAATTTGACGGATTTGAAACTTTGCTTTCAGTAGACGCTAACTTACCAGCAGCACAAGAAGTAGCAGCAGCAGTAGGTGGTGTAGATGCTTCAAACGTAGTAGATGAACTAGGAGCGATCGTAGACGCTATGCCTGCTTCTATTTATGGGCGTGAAGACCTTTACTTGTATGTATCACAAAACATCTTTAAAGCGTACGTACGTGCTTTGGGTGGGTTTGGTGCTTCAGGTTTAGGTGCAAACGGAGTTGAGAACAAAGGAAACCTTTGGTACACTTCAGGACAAGCACTTACTTTTGATGGTATTCCAGTAGCAATGTGTAACGGAATGAGTGCTGACACGGCTATCCTTACGTACAAAGAAAACCTTTACTTCGGTACAGGACTTCTTTCTGACCACCAAGAGGTTAAAGTATTGGATATGGCAGACCTTGACGGTTCTCAAAACGTTCGAGTAGTTATGAGAGCGACTGCGGGTGTTCAATATGCAAACGTTGAAGATATCGTTACTTACGGAATCACGAACGCAGCTAACTAATAGTTGAATGAAAAACTAGGAAGGGGAGGTAAAATGCCTTCCCTTTTTTTATGAACTTAAAAAATTAAAATAAAATGGCTTGTGATATTTCAATGGGTAGAATTGAACCATGTAAAGACTCTGTCGGAGGTTTAGATGCTATCTACATAATCAATGAGGGAGATATTTCCGCTTTCACTATGGACTTAACAGATACAGACGTGATTGCTTCGGTAACAGGTACTCCTAACGCTTACAAATTCGACTTAAAAGGAAATTCATCTTTCGAGACTACTATTAATTCAAGTACGGAAAATGGAACTTCTTTCTTTGAGCAAACTTTGAGCGTAACACTTAAAAAATTAGATATTGATTCACATAAAGAATTGAAGTTACTTACTTGGGGTAGACCTCACGTAATTGTTAAAGACAATAACGACAATTTCTTTTTGATGGGTAAAGAACACGGAGCAGAAGTAACGGGAGGTTCTATCGTTACTGGTGGTGCTATGGGAGACCTTTCAGGTTATACCTTAACACTTTCTGCAATGGAGCGTGTTCCTGCGAACTTTATTGATGCTTCTGACGAGGCAGGATTAACAACGGCAGGATTTACGATCGTAGCGGGTTCTTAATCATATTCTTCATAGCTTAAAAGAGGGGTAATCTTAACGGGTTGCCCTTTTTTCTTGAACAAAAAATACTTTTTACGTAAAATAGATATGATAGTTTTAAAAGAAACGGCATCTTCTCAGACGTTCAAGATTATACCTCGTTCAATGAACGCCGATACGCTTACTTTAGTAAACGAAACTACGGGAGAAGAAACTATTTACAATATATCTATAACCCAACTAGATTATTACGCCGTTATAGATGAAGTATTAGAATTGAAAGAAAACAACTTTTACAAGTTAACCGTAAGCAATGGTAGTGAAATAGTCTACAAAGATAAGGTTTTTTGCACTAATCAAGTAATAGATAGCTTTACGGTAAATAATAACGAGTACACAAGTTACTCAAGCGATAACGATTACATAACTTATGAGTGAAGTTAAAATATTAGAACTAGCTTCTTACGAATCCCCAACGATTAAAGAGTCAAAGCGTGAAAATTGGGTAGAATACGGAGAGGATAATTTATACTATAATTGGTTAATAGATCGTTATAGAAATTCCCCAACGAATAACGCCGTAATAAACAATATTGCACGGCTTATTTACGGAAAGGGATTACACGCAATGAACGCTAGTAAACGAGCAAATGATTACGCTCAGTTCAAAACTATTATAGGTGATGAATGTTTACGCAAAGTAGCACTAGATGTTAAGTTATTCGGTACGGCTTCTTTTCAAGTTCATTACGATGATAATCATACTAAAGTAGTAAAGGCTTACCACATACCGACTAATTTAATACGCCCTGAAAAGTGTAATAAAGATGGAGAAGTAGAAGGCTATTACTATTCTGATGATTGGTCAGATACTAAAAAATACGAACCTAAGAGAATACCTAAATTTGGTACTTCTAAAGAAAAAATAGAAATACTACAAGTAGGAAGCTACTCGGTAGGCATGAAGTATTTTAGTGAATTAGATTATCAAGGTTGCCTACCTTATACGGTACTAGAAGAGGAGATAGGAGATTACTTAATTAATGAGGTTCAAAATGGCTTTTCAGGTACTAAAGTAGTTAACTTCAATAACGGCGTTCCTACTGAGGAGCAACAAAACATAATATCTAGAAAGGTACTTAATAAGTTAACTGGTTCACGAGGACAAAAAGTGATCGTAGCATTTAATAATAACCAAGAGAGTAAAACTACGGTAGACGATATTCCTTTAAATGATGCTCCCGAGCATTACGAATACTTGTCTAAGGAGTGCGAACAAAAGATACTAGTAGGGCATAATGTAGTTTCTCCTATGTTAGTTGGGGTTACTACGGATAATCAAGGTTTTAGTTCAAATGCGGATGAGATAGAAGTAGCTAGTAAATATTTCTATAACATTGCTATTAAGCCGTTTCAAGAACTTATTATAGATGCTATTGATAAGATATTATCGTTTAATTCTATTGCTTTAGACTTGTATTTTAGAAGGCTTAACTTGTTAGAGGATATCGAAGAAAAGCAACAAGAGGAAGAGGAGAAAGTAGCGTTTAGTTCCGAACTAGAAAAGTTCTTAGATGAATTAGGCGAAGAAGTAGGAGAAGATTGGGAATTGATAGATGAAAGAGAAGTAGATTATGAATTAGAGGAAGAACTAGATTTAGAGGTTCAAGAGTGGGAAGAATCACTAAAACCAAAGAAAACTACTTTAAGCAAACTAATAGAGCTTATAGGAACGGGAAGAGCAACGCCTAATAAATCAAGTTCACAAGATAAAGAAGTAGACGGCTTTTATTTTAAAGTTCGCTACAAATATACTGGTAACGATTCTCCTGAACGTGATTTTTGCCGTGCTATGATGAGAGCGAGTAAGGTTTATCGCAAAGAGGATATTCAAAAAATGAGTGATGCGGGTATAAATAAATCTCATGGTCATAAAGGTTTGCCTTATGATATTTTTCTATACAAAGGTGGCGTAAATTGTCATCACAAATGGGTAAGACAAACGTATGTATCTTTCGATAAAAAAGCACCGATAGGCTCTCCTAAAACAAACCAAGTAAGCACAAATAAGGCGGAGAAGTTTGGTTATCGTGTACGTAACCCTAAAGAGGTTGCTATGATGCCGAAAGATATGCCGAGACAAGGACACCACCCCGATTATAGAGGATAATTATGGCACAAGCACTATTAATAACTAGAGATGATATAGTAAAGAAGACTGCGTTAAACGGCAACGTAGACACCGATTTATTTATTCAATTTGTGAAGATCGCTCAAGATACTCACATACAAAACTATCTAGGAACGGACTTGCTAGAGAAGTTTGAGAGTTTAATTACGGCGGGAACTTTGGACGATGTAGCTAACGCAGATTATAAATCACTTCTTTTAGACTATGTAAAAGATATGCTTATACATTGGGCGATGGTAGAATATTTACCTTTCGCAGCTTACTCAGTAGCTAACAAGGGAGTATTTAAGCATTTATCGGAGAACTCAACAAACGCAGAGAAGTTCGAGATAGATTTTCTAATAGAGAAGCAAAGAGATATAGCACAACATTACACACAAAGATTTATAGATTATATCTGTTTCAATACTTCTACTTTTCCTGAATACAATTCTAATACAAACGGGGATATGCACCCCGATACGGACACTAACTTTAGCGGATGGTACATTTAAAATATAAGCCAAAAGAAAAGAACATAGAGAAGTTAAAGGTATTACTTAAAAAAATAGAGAATAATGGCAGACGTAAAAATAAGTGAATTAAGTAGTGCTAGTGCTTTAGATGGTACAGAGGAAGTTCCGGCGGTTCAAAGTTCATCTACCGTAAAAACTACGGCAAGAGATATTAAAACCTACGTGCAAAGTGAGCCTAAATTTGTTGTAGAATTAATAGATGATACTACTGTTGATTTTTACGCTCCATTTGCAATGAGTATTAATACTGTAACTAATATCGTTAACTCGCCTACCACTACTTTAGAGTTAAATGGTAGTGCTTATACTTTAACTGATCCTATTTCTCAAGGAGATTTAATAACGGTAACGGTAGACGTTGCAGGAGTGATAATCTTAAACGCTACTAAATAATGATTTACGAAAGTTACTACATAAAAGCACAAGCAAGTGGCGGAGGTGGTGCTACTCCTGTTGGTGCTACGTTAATGAAAACAGGGCAAACTACTTCTTACCGAACAGGCGATGACGGAGATTTAGAGGCAGGACGGGCAACAGACTTTAATACACTTGCAGTAAATAATCCATTTGGAAACACTAACCGATTTACAGATGAGTTAGGCGGTACTACTTACACGAATAACATAGTAATAGATTGGTCTACTTATGACAATATAGCGGGTACTGTTTTAGGTTATTATCGAACTTTAATGGCTTCGGCAACTTGGGCGAATCAAATAGATGCTTGTTTAGCTTTGTCTATTGGCACTTATACATCGGGGTGGAGGTTAACAAACCACAACGAGTTTAGTAATATTTATGCAATGACAGACAACGTTTTTGCAGGTAGATTTGATGCACTGAATTATGCACCTTTTAATATTAGTATAGGTAACTATCTATGGACTTCGACAAGTAGAGATGCAACTTTTGCAATAGGGCATTTGTTGAATCCGTATGGAAGTTTTGGTGTGGCAATATTAAACAAAGGAAACTCATATCAATCCATAGCTTGCAGAACCTTCACAGTAACAGGAACAACACTAACATAAATACAATGACTTACAGATTCGAACAATTCAAAATAGACATAGTTAACCCTACGGTAGACGCTAACGAGGATAGTATAGCCTTACAACCTACATTAAATACGATAGCGGTAGACGTAACACTAACTACTGATTCGGCTACTTTTGGAGTAAGGCTAGAAAAAATACAAGTAACTAACTTAAACTACGAAGGAAAGGAAAACCTACTACTTCGAGTTAACGAACGACTTAATGACTTTGCGATATGATAAAAGATAATACAGACCTATGGGCGGTGCTTGTAGGTACAATAGCTTCACTTATGAAAGGAATTAAAAGAAAGCTAAACGGTCAACAGTTAATGATAGCATTGATTACGGGAGGTGTACTTGCTTGGGGTACTCTTGGAGTTATAGATATGTTCTTCGGGCAATTAGAGCCTAAAGTAATTATGCTTGTTTCATTTGCCGTAGGTTGGGTAGCTAATGAGATTACAGACGTTTTAGACGATACGATCAAAGACGCTTATGAACTTGTTAAAGGTTGGCTAAGAGGTAAACTGAAAAAATGAGGATAATCTTAGACGCTGGACACGGTGGGATAAGTCCGTTCAATAATGAGTACGTAACGGCAGGGAAACGCTCTCCAAAAAAAGAGGACGGTACGCAATTTTATGAAGGTGTAAACAACCGTATCTTAGTTGATAGGATCTATGACGCTTTAAAAGATAACGGCTTCGACGTAGTTAAGTTGGTAGATACTTGGAAGGACGTACCACTATCTGAGCGAGTACGCAAGGCAAACCAACTACACAAAGAAAAAAAGAGTTATTTAATATCTATTCATTCAGATGCCTTCGGTAATGGTTTAGAGTGGACGAGTCCAAGAGGGATAACTGTATTCACTTCTAAGGGAGAAACGAAAAGCGATTATTTGGCTAAGTGGTTTAGGCAAGAGTTAGCTTGTAACTTTGACGGGTTAACACCTGACAGAGGAGTTAAAGAAGCAAACTTTTATATCCTTAGAAAAACTAACTGTCCTGCTGTTTTATTAGAATTAGGATTTCACACTAACCGAGAGGAGTTGAGATTAATGGAGGGAGAAGATTGGAAGTATAGAGCAGTTAAGTCTATTGTTGACGCTTGTAGTATTATCGAGTTACAATACTAAAAAAGGGAGCAAGACTCTCTCACTCCCCAACCTAAAACTTATAAACGCAAAGCAAATATAATAATATTTGTATATTGCAAATAAAACGCTATGAAAATTGCTGAAAATTGGTTTGGTTCTGATGAATGGAATTATGCGATAAAAAAGAACAGAGAGTATCGTGAACTTGAATTTAACAAAAAACTGATAAGTAGAAATTTGCTTCAGTTCCTGAAAGAATCTATAAGTAACAAATACCACAAGGGCACATTCAGTCAAAAAGAAAAAAGTATTGGCTCTGTTTATTTTATGGGGAATAAGGAAGTAAATAGGGTTAAGATAGGGTTTACTGCGAATGATGTTAAAAAAAGATTATCTAGTATTAGAAGTTCTAGTGGTTGTGATATTGAAGTGTTAGCAGTATTCTATCCTAATTATCATAGTGGTAGATTTCTTGAAAAGTCATTACATAAATACTATAAGGATAAAAGAGTATTAGGGGAATGGTTCGATTTAAACGGATCAGATTTTAATGAGGCGATATACGCTCTTGAAATGCTTGGAGGTAAATTAGAAATACATAATAATTAAACTATGAGAAAAAACATTTTACTATTCCTACTTTGGTCTTTCGCTTTAATAGGAATTATCTATTTAGCTAACGGTTGCACTCCTGACTATCACTTAAAGAAGTACAAAAAGAAAGGCGGTAAGATTACCTGTGATGTAGATACCGTTACAATATACGACACAATAGTAACGTCAAACGATACTATCATAATACCTAGAGATTCACTAATCATAAGAACTCATACAAACGTAGTTACCAAGTACGAGGTAAGATACGACTACAAGCGTTTTAGAGACTCTCTAAGAGCGGTTAAAGCAATGTATAAGGATAGCGTTAAGACCGTAGTAAAAGAGAAGCGTATAGAAGGTAAAACAGAGGTTAAGACCGTAAGAGCAAAAAGCCGTTGGTGGCTATGGTTGCTTATAGGTATTGTAGTAGGATATGTATTACAACCTATTCTAACTATTATAGGAGCATTCAAAAATCTACCGATACGATGACACATAAAAGACTATTCTACGATATAGAGACTTCATTCTGCCAAGGGCATTTTTGGAGGGCAGGATGGAATCAAACTATACACCCACACCAAATAACTAAACACGCTCAGATTATCTCTATACATTGGAAGTGGGAAGGCGAGAAAGAAGTACATAACCTTGACTGGGGATTAAACAAACAATGTGATAAATCACTACTAAAGAAGTTCATAAAGGAACTACGAAAAGCTGACGAGGTTATAACTCACAATGGTAAGAGATTCGATACACCTTGGCTCAGAACTAGAGCGATATTTCATGGCATAGACTTTCCGCATACACTAAACGAAATAGACACCTACAAACTAGCAAAGAAGTATTTAAACCTACCTAGCTACTCATTAAAAAACGTATGCGAATATTACGGTCTCGAAGCAAAGAAAGACGCAGGAGGAATAGATACGTGGGTTAACGTGGTGTATCATAAAGACAAAGAAGCTTTAGACCATTTACTTTACTACGGAGATGGGGATATAGTAAGCCTCGAAGCAGTATTTAATAAGCTACGTCCTTACGTTAAACCGAATATGCAGTATGCGGTATTAAGGGGAGAGACGAAATTCCATTGCCCTGAATGCGGTAATTTGCCTCACTATAAGAGTATGTACACAACGGCTGCAGGAACTATCCAACATTGGCTACAATGCTCAGATAGAAAAGACTGTAGAACTCAGTTTAAAGTAAACAACAAAACTTATCAAGATTATATCCAATACAAGCTAGTAAACGGTATTAAATAGTTATATTTACACATCAATCTTTTTTCATAGTTTAGTTTAATTGTTACGCCCCCTGCTACGGTAGGGGGTTTTTTATATGCTTATACATCGAATAGTGCAAACTATTACACTTTTGTATGTATTCACGTATAAAATCGGAAAGAAACCGATGATAAGTGCATTTAATTACACTTTTCATGTAAAGAAGTCAGGGTTATTTATACACGTTATTGTAACAAAGTAAGGGTGGTATGTGTAATTAATTAAATTTTTTTTCAATTCATTTGGTAGTTTATTTAAATTATTTATATATTTGTTCAAACGATAAAACAAAAAGCTATGGAATTATTAGAAAGATTAGACAAGATTGCAGAGATACAATACTGCATACAACAAGCTGAAGATCGTATAAGATTACGAAACCAAGTTTGGCAACAGTTCGAGTCATTAAGTGATGAGCGAAAAGCAAAGGTAGTTCACGACAACGACATAACACGTAGAGCGATTGACCGTTTAAAGCGTCGTTTATCTAAGGAGTTATTCAAGGCTTATTTAGATGCTACTGATACTGGCGATGCTTATGTAGATTGTCATGGTGTAGTTAGCGATGTAGAGTACCATTATTTAAGAAACCTATAAACACAAATAAAATGAAAGTAAGTAAGCAATTTTTAGATGCAGTATTACCCGAGAGAATGAGAGGTAAACAAACAGATAACGAGTACACCCCTAAGGGGTTTGTATGTGTAGCTAAGTCTACACAACCTGAAACGGAAGGATTTAACGAAACATTTGAGCATATTCATAAACAACTAAAAAGCAAGTAATGAAAGCAAAAATAAAAAGAGAGCAATTAAGCAACGAGTTCTACGATAACTTCAATAAGCTACTCGTAGTGAACGGTCAGAACCTAAAATCGTTCTGCTCAGCAAACAATTTAGATTACCACAAAACAAGGGCAAGGCTCAAATCTAAGTGGATCGAGTTAGACTGGTATCATTCACTATGTGAGTTAGCAGAAGAAAACAGTTTTAATTACAGGTTATCCATTACCTACACGAATGGATGGGAGGATATAACGTCATTTTAAACGCTATGAAAGTATTAAATTTATATGCCTGTCTTGGTGGCAACCGATATAAATGGGATGAGGTAGCCAAAGAAGCAGGAATCGAAATAGAAGTAACGGCAGTTGAACTAGATTCTGAAGCTGCGAGATTGTACCAAGAGCGTTTTCCAAATGATATAGTAATAGTTGCTGATGCACATCAATACTTATTAGACCATTACAAAGAGTTTGATTTTATTTGGAGTTCTCCACCTTGTCCAACGCATTCAATAGTTAATCATTTTTTAAACCCACAGGGAGTAATTAGATACCCAGATATGTCTTTGTGGCAGGAGATAATTTTTTTAAAGACATTTTATAAGGGAAAGTTTTGTGTTGAAAATGTTAAAAGTTATTATGATCCTATGTTTAATCCACAGGTACTTGGTAGGCATTATTTATGGTCAAATTTTCATATACCATACATAGAGCAACCAAAAGCTACGATAGGACGAATGAATGGCAAAAATCAAACTGCCAGTAAAAAAAGTAAAAATGAACGAAATGCTGTAAATTCAGATTTAGGAGCGCATATTTTTGAAACGGCTCTTGGAATAATCAGAAAGAAAGACGAAAAGCAAAAAAGTATTTTTGACGAGATACAAGAATAAATTAAAAAAAGTTTTAACTTTACAAAAAAAGAGTATGAAGTATAAATACAAAGGAGAAGGTAACAGTTATTTTACCGAAGGGCAAGAGGTTGATATTTACGACTCAGACGGGGATAAGCTAATAATTGATGAAAACGGTAATGAATACAGGTTTTCTCATAAATACGTAAACGAAAATTTTACTTTTTTTAATAAAAACACAACTATGAAAAATTCAGAAATCGTGGACGTAATTCCACAAAGCAACACACTATTTAAAGCGTTGGCAGACTTCCAACAAGAATGCCCAGTAATCCACAAAGGCACTAAAGGGCATAACTATTCTTATGCAGACCTTCCGACGATCCTAGAAGTGATTAATCCACTACTTAAAAAGCACGGTTTAGGATTCACGCAGGAACTAGACGGAGGTGCTTTAGTTACTACTATCTTTCATGTAGAGAGTGGAGAGTTTAGAGCATCAAGAGCAGACATTCCAGTACAAGAGTTGCGAGGTATGAACATCTACCAATCATACGGTAGTGCATTGACCTACTTTAGACGTTACACATTATCTAGTGCTTTGGGTATTGTTACGGACAAAGACACGGATGCCTCAGGACAACCTAAAGGTAAGCCTACGTTAACGGATGATCGTTTCCAAAAGTCGCTTAACGCAATTAAAGAAGGTAACTACGATGCGGAGTCTTTAAAGAGTAACTTTACTTTGACACCTGAACAACTTAAACAACTAGCGTAATGACACCACAAGAAGAGTTAAACGACCTTAGATGCTACATAAAGCTAACTAAGGAACAAGCAGAAAAGAGAGACCTCCTAGAGGGGTTTCTCTCTTTTCCTTACAAATGCCTGTACATAGATGCAGATTCTATACTTTACAAGGTGGCTAACTATGGTTATCAAGAAGGTAAGCACGTTGCAGAAATGTATGAGGACTATCAAGCGCAAGTACGTGAGATCATAAACACTATCGAAGAGGAGCAGTTGTATATTGATTACTACGTACACTTCTTTTCTACGTGTTCAAAGAACTTCCGGTATGATATCGACAAGGACTACAAAGCAAACCGAGAGCGAAATGATTTCACTAAGTTTGTAAAGGAGTTGAAATGGAAGTTTATAGGTATCTTAGAATACGAAGGAGGGTTAACCAAGTATTCAGATGTTTACGAGGCTGATGACTTAATAGCTGAGGCGGTCAGATTAAACGAAAAGCACTACCCGATAGTAGCGAGTATTGACAAAGACCTTAAACAGATCCCATGTTGTCATTTCGACTACTACAAAAAGAAAGTTGGAGTTGACGAATTTGGAGGCGATATAAGAGAGTTTAAAGGCTTTTCCTATACAACACCTCAAGAAGGTTACGAAATGCTCTTAGAAATGCTCTTAATAGGCGATACGAGCGATAACATCAAAGGTGTGAAAGGTATCGGAAAGGTAAAAGCTAAAAAAGCACTAAAAGGAAAAAGCAGATTTATACAGTTGTTAACCGTAGCACGACTGTATAATGATATGGATAGACTACGGGCAAATATTAAATTAATGAAGCTATGATAACATACAAAGAAACATTAGATTTAGGGTTTAAACGAAACGACTTAGGAGGAGATGAGGTTTGGTTTAATGAGTTTGGTTATGAATGTTTTATAACTAAGAAAACAATATGTAAATTAAAAGGAGGTAGTAAGATTGTTGCGCAATGGTGTCCCGATTATAAAGTCATTGAATTATTATTGTTAGATAGAGACCATTTTATTAGCAATACCATAACAGTTAATTCTGTAGAAAAATTCAAAGAGCTAACGCAAATATTTAATAAACAAACAAATGAGTAAAACAAGCACAAGAGCGAAAGTAAAAGCCTTATTTAATTGGAAGGCAGAAGTAAATTTAACTAAAATCAAAAAGTAATGGAACAAAAAACAATCTACATCGGAAACGGTAAAAAGCAAAAGGACAACTGGCTAAAATCTAGCCTGTGTATCTCAGACATTCCTAAAGAGCATACCTTCGAGTACAACGGGAAGACTTACGTTAAGGTTAATATCAACGTAAAGGATGAAGTAGACCAATACGGAAAGGACGTTAGTATCACAGTAGATACGTGGAAGCCTGACCAGCAACCTATCGAGGGAGTAAGCAACGAAGAAAAGGATGATTTGCCTTTTTGAGGTATGCGTTAGAATGATTCAAAACGCATTTAATTGCAAACGGGAGGTGTAAAAAGCCTCCCTTAATTTAAACAACTATGAAAGTAACAGATAAGATAACAATAACAAACGAGGATAACATGGAGTTAATGGCTCGTTATCCTGACAACTACTTTGACTTGGCTATTGTTGATCCGCCTTATGGGATAGAAACAAGAGGGAATGCACAGGATAGGTTTAACATGGGTAATGATTTGACACTAATTAACGACTATAAGCCTGATGTAAGATATTTTAACGAATTATTTAGGGTTTCTAAAAATCAAATTATTTGGGGGTATAATCATTTGAGCGATATGTTGCCGAAATGCAGAGAATTTATTTTTTGGTATAAACATCAGCCAGTTGTCACCTTTTCAGATGGTGAACTTGCGTGGACTTCATTTGAAAAAACGGCTAAATGTTTTGATTATCCATATTACAAAGCTAACGCAGATAATAAAAGAAACGATAATAAAATACACCCAACACAAAAACCTGTTAAACTTTACGAGTGGCTTTTAATGAACTACGCTAAAGAATATGAGTGCAAAGAATGTGATAACGGCAGGGTTTTAGATGATGATGGGGACGGATCAACTATTCCTTGTGAATACTGTAACGGAACTCTAAAAAGGAAGCCTAAAATCTTAGACACACATTTAGGAAGTGGAAGTATAGCGATAGCTTGTCACAACTTAGGTTTTGACTTAACAGCTTGTGAACTAGACAAAGACTACTACGAAGCATCAATAAAAAGAATACAGAACCACATAGCACAACAAAGACTATTTTAAACTATGAAGCAACACAGATACAACATAGGCAACAAAAAAAAGATAGCCTTTGAAATGTTTAAGGCATTAAAGTCTCCTGCTGAAACTGGAAAGCATTTAGGTGTTTCTACACCAGCTATAAACGTTTGGTATTCTCAATGGATGATAACTCAGAAAACGAAAGAGCCTGTCTGCATGAACGTAACAAAAGCAAAAGAGCCTTATTGGGAAACAGAACAGGATCTAATAGATAGCTTCAACCCTACTTACTCAGCAGATGAGTTAACAGGAGAAGAAAGAAATATTTATTTAAATAAAGTTGCAACTTGTAGAATATAAGCAACCTTTTTATTAAGTTTGCGTCTATTAAGAGAGGTTAACCCTAGCTAGGTTGTAATTAGGTTTGCTGACTTCCTACCCTCTCTTCTTTTTTAAGTCAGCTAAAAATGTTAGAAAATGGCAAAAGACAAAAATTCATTTGTCCTATACTGTGACCTTATACACACAGTTAGGAAATTGCGCAAAGAAGATGCTGGAGAATTGTTATTACATATTTTAGAGTATGTAAACGATGAAAACCCAGCAACAGAAAACCCTATTGTAGACATAGCCTTTGAGCCTATTAAGCAGAGCCTTAAGCGTGACCTAAAGAAGTACGAGGAAAGGGCAGAACGTTCAAGAGAGAATGGTAAAAAGGGAGGTAGACCTAAAACCCAAAAAACCCAGCAGGTTATTTTAAAACCCAGAAAACCTGATAGTGATAGTGTAAGTGTAACTGATAGTGTAATAAATAATACTATACCTAACCTAGATGAGTTTTTGGCTTATGGCTTGGATAAGACTCCTGACGTAAGTAAAGAAGCGTTAGCTTTGAAATACGAAAGTTGGAAAGAGAACGGATGGTGTGTTAACCGACAAGGCAAGAAACAACCGATAAAGAACTGGAAAGCAACCCTAATAAATACACTACCCTACTTGCCTAAACAACCTAAACCAGTTAGGAATTTAGATCAAGAGTATTACGAAAACGTAATGAAACAAGTAAACGCTAACAAATGATATTACCTAATGAACATAGCGATAAGTACCTAAAGGACTATTTAGATGGTAAGGTTTCACAAGGGTTAGGTATTGGATGTGTACTTGATGACTACCTACGATTCAAACGTAAGCAACTTAATATCGTACTCGGTCATGATAACGTTGGTAAGTCTTATTGGATGGAGTGGTACTTCTTAGCGTTAGCGACTAACCACGATTTGAAGTTTACATTGTGGATGGGAGAGAACTCAGACGGTCAAGTTAAAAGAGACTTGATTCAGATGTTAGCAGGTAAGCATTACAGAGACCTTAGTTGGTCAGAAGTAAACAACCACAAGAAAGTAATAGACCATTACTTCAAGTTTGTAGATAACTCTAAGCTGTATAAACCTTTTGAGATGTTGGACATATTCGAGAAGTCAAAGAGCGATGTTGGATTTATAGATCCATTTACAGGACTTGACAGAGGAATGACTCACGCAGATAACTACGACTTTCTGAATAAGACAAGGCAGTTCACTAACCAAACAGGACAGACTATTTACATATCTACCCACCCAAATAGCGAAAGCGGTAGAAGTGGCATGATATACCCGCAGGATCATCATTGGTTCGGACACTTAAAGCCACCGTTAAAAGCTCATGTGGAAGGAGGTAAGCCCTTTCTAAACAGGTGTGATGACATGATAGTAATACACCGACTTGTGAAGCACCCTGACATGAAATACCAAACTATGATATCGGTTGAAAAAATAAAAGACAGGGATACAGGAGGACAACAGACAGACTTAAACGAGCCTTTGTTATTTGACTTCAATAGCGGTAAAGGCTTTAAGATTGGAGGGGTTGATCCTATAAATCGTAACACTTCGGATAATTTCAGTCGTTTAGATTTAAACCAAAATTTTAGTACATTTGAAGAAGAGGATGATATGCCTTTTTAAGAAACGATAAACAAAAACTATGAAAGTATTGGAATTATTTGCAGGATCAAGAAGTATCGGAAATGTATGCGATGACTTTGGAATTGAATGCTTTAGTGTAGATATAAAAGCTTTTGATAAAATAGATCTTGTTAAGGATATAGAAAACCTTACCGAGAAAGATATACCATTTATCCCTGACATGGTATGGGTAGGAACACCATGTACTACGTATTCACTTGCTGGTATTTCACATCATAGGAATGAAGACACAACGCCTAAAAGTGATTTTGCTAAGAAGTGCGACAGAATGAATGTAGGGGTATTAGCTTTAATAAAATACTGGCTAGAATTAAACCCGAAATTGATATGGTATATTGAAAATCCAAGAGCTGTATTACGAAAAATGTGGTTTATGCAAGGTTTAAATAGAACAACTGTAACATATTGCTCATACGGAGATACTCGAATGAAGCCGACTGATATATGGAGTAATAATATTTATGATATATTTAACTCTGATGGCTGGAGACCGAAACCGATGTGTTATAATGGCAATACTAAATGCCAACATGAACCTGCTCCGAGGGGATCGAGAACAGGCACACAAGGACTTAGCAATAATTATGAGAGAAGTAAAATGCCTAAACACTTATGCGAGTCTATCGTTTTATCGACACTAAAAAAATATAATAACGAACT